TATAAAATCCCTCATGACCGATCCCTTGATGGATGGAAGGGATGAACGACAGATAGTTAGGGTTTTGCCTTTCTCTTGGAGTAGTTTTACTATAAACCAGGTTAAAACATTGTAAGTTTTACCGCTACGAGTTCCTCCCTGCATCACAGAAATCCTCTTGTTAGAGTTCTGCAATACTTCAAACACTACGTTGGTGGTTACGTTCATAGGAAAAAAATTAAATTTTTGGTTTGCTCAAAGCAAAGCTAATCTTTTTCGTTTTATAGGAAGGTATACCCTTTTGCACATTGTAAACTGCATAATGTGTCATAAAATGCACTTTTTGACACGCTTTTGTCCCATATAAGTCAAGTTATGGACTATAAATCTATTGCTCTTATACCTAATTTAGAATTCATAGCATATAAAACTTTTGATAAAGCATTGATGGTTATTCTTCCTTGTGCATCCCTTCTTTCTATATCCATAATTCCTTGTTTTGTTACACCAAGTTTTTCCCCAAGTTCTTCCATACTTAAATTCTTTTCAAGTCTAGTTTGTTTGATTAATCCTATTGGACTTGTCTTTTCTTCTGTTAAGCCATACTTCCACATTAAATCTTTATCCAATGCTTCAACAAATCTTTCTATCTCATCATTATAAAAAAACCATTCTCCGTTAGATGAAAGATGTTTAAAGGCATCGTGATAATTCTTTTCATCTACCTTATCCCCTTTAATTAAACCCAATACTTCTAGCTTAACAGGACTTGCATTTTGTAATTGGTATAATCTTTTTTTAAATCTGCTTGTGTACCCAATTTTAACATAATCAGATTGTTTAATAATGTAAATCATAGCTTTACTTTTTAGCAAATATACGCAAAAGTAAAGTAATAACTTACAAAAAGTAAAACTATAGCTTTACTTGTCCAGTTTTTTATGTTATAAACTAGACATATATTTCCAATTTAGGCAATATTGCATGAAAAATTAGAAAAATTCATGCAAATTAGAAATATACTTCTAAAAACACCAATACTCCTAAAAATGATTTACAGCCCATTTAAGACGTTCTGTGACATTTTGGATAGATAGTACTACTAATAGGTAGATAAGCCTTAGAATCGACTTAAAATGCGAAATATGACCATTCCTCGATTCTCTCGTCATCCGCTTCGCTTTATTCCTCATATTCTCCTTCTTCATTTACATCTAAAACTTGCCCTTTGTCATGGTCATAGAGTGGAATCTCAGCAATCTGGTCAGCCATACTAGCAGGAACTACCATACCGCTATCTTCTAATTGAAGATTCTCGTCACCATCTAATTTAGGCGCATCATCTACATGGTTTGCCTTTAAGACATTGACAGTAATCTGCTTAACCACATCTCCTTCATGAGCTACCTCTTGTCTTTCGATGTATCCTCTACGCTTACCTTTGGTTTTTAACAGAAACATAGTAGCCAAAGTATCTCCTTTGGATATTCTCTCCATCAACTTATGCTCACCGAAGTCAAGCATAATCTCTTCAGGCTCTATTTCAGCTAGTCGTCTACGGAACTCTTCGTCTGACTTAATCCAACTGCTGTAAGCAGCCCTACTAATCCCAGCAGCCTCACAACTAATCGTGATGTTTCCGAAGTTTTCCTTGTAAGCTATGATAAAAGCTTCCTTAGTGATGTCTTTGAATTGAGCATTCATTATTTCTTTGGTTTAGGTTTACACTTGAACATATTATATTTTTTTATAATGCTATTGGATGAAATCAGAATTTTGAGGGGCACAAGGGGCGATCCATCTTTCCTACACGAAAAAATAGGGGAGGGGGTAGGGTAGGGGAGAAGCTACTCTCCTATTTAACATAATATAAATTATGAGCCATTGCCCCTATCCTATTTATGCTCTCATGCTTAGGGCAAAGATATGTAGTTTTATGTATTGATTGTTTACTCAGTCTTATGCGGAGATTAACAAATAGCCTAAAATATATCAATACAATTAAGGTATAAATATATCCATGTATTACTCAATATTATATTATATATTATATCCTATATTATACAATATATCCTATATTATATAATATATCATATATGAATTAATATATCATATACTAATAAGATGTATACGGAAACCTTACCGAATACCTTAGTGTAATAAGTACACATTAATTGTTAAAGCCTTGTTAATTACTTAAATACTTTTAATTATTTTTAATATTATTTCACTTTTGTATTATTTAATTACTTACTTTTAATGTGCCAATATAAAACCAATTGGCTCCTTTATTATGTTATATTTTACAGAAACATTGTTACCAATTTTATTTGGTTGCTTACTTACCTACTTTGTAGGATCTTATTTCAGATTGATTTTAGAACTATTATTTAAAGACTTTAAAACAGGATTAAATGAGAAACATTAATTTAATTGAATTGATTGCCTTATTTTTAGGCTTCGTTCTTATTTATACCCTAATCAAAACAATTTTACAAAACAATAAAACAAAATAACATGGAAAACAAAACAACACAACAAGAAAGAAAAACCTACAACGGATGGCACAACTATGCGACATGGAGAATTGCTTTAGAGTGGTTCGATGATTTTAACCCGCACGAACATGAAACGGATGTTTATAACCTTTCAAGACTCCTACAAAGCTATGTTGAGGATACTTTAGAGGAAACAACAACGCAAAGCCAAATCGTTATTGACTATGCTTTAGCCTTTACTAGCGATGTGAACTGGTACGAAATTGCGGAACACTTAATAAACGAACAAGAACAAATAAATTCATAAAATCATTAAAACACCACAACAATGAAAAAGATACACTTAGCAACCGAGCAAAAAAACAGCTTTAGACCTCATTTAGGATACATCCAAATAAAAGAAGGCTTTGCTTACGCTACCAATTGCCACATATTAGTAAAAATGCCACTTAGTGAATTATTTGGAAAAGAAAGTGAACTTAATAACGAAAACTATCATTTTTACATAGATGCTAAAGAGTGGCAAAAAAACAAATTTTATAACGGATCTAGATTTATTTTAGATGGCGGAGCCTATTTAGAGGCGGTAGACCATAAGGGCAACAAGTTAGGCACTATCAAAGTAGTAAACGAAATAGACTTTAGAAATATTGGTAATTATCCCAACTGTGATAGTGTTATTTATTCAAGTGAGCAACCAACGGAGGCTTTAGATCAAATTTCTTTTAACCCATCTTTACTTTCGACACTTTGCGAGGCTATGGGAGGGGATGAAAATAGATTTATTTATTCTTTTTTTGGTAGGCTTAGGACAATACAGGTAAGAAATACTACCAATCTTTCATTTGGTATTCTTATGCCAGTGGATGTAACAAGAGACTAAAACCCCCAACCCTTGAACCTTTAGAGGTTATCTAGTTCGCTACTAGCAAGGGTTCTATTTTTTTTTAACCATAAAAAGCACAAAAATGATAATCGAAAAACAGCCCAACGGATCTTTGTTAATTACTGACATTATTCATAGCCAGTTTATTAAAAAAGTCTACTATTTTACCTCAATTAAGGAGGCAAAAAAAGATTTTAGAAAGCACTGCAAAGAGATTGCAAAAAATTGGCTTGAATATTTAGCAAAATAAGGCTAAATAAAGGCTTTATTTTTTTTATTGGTATCCTTATATCAATTAAAAAAGATAGGCTAAATTTAGGGACAAAAATAGCTTTAAATAGTATTTTTATACTGTAGTAAGCTTATTACTTTGTCATGCTTCAAAGTTTAGACATTAATGTTATAACATTGGTTGCATATGCAACTATTGAAACAAAATTTCAAATAGGCAAAAACTCCCCAAAAACTCCACGCCAAAAACCTGCTAAAAATCCCCTAAAAATCCCACAGGCAAAAATCTTTTATGATTTCTTTAACAAAAAACCCTATAAAAATCTTAAATAATAACAAAAAACCTTTAACTTCGTTTAAAATTATTAAATAACCACAAAAACCTTTATTATGAAACACATTCAAATTAAACAAAAATCCAGGGATCAAATTATTGATTTAAAATTACCCTTAATCGATGTAACAATTTTATACAATGCTTGTATAGATGTAATTAAAAAATATCCATCTATGATTGGATATAGAGATGTAGCCGTTAAATTAAAGCAAATAATACAACAAAACTAAAAACACATGAACCAACTTAAATTTATTAAAACAGAAAAAAGTACCATTATTAAGGATGGTCGCAAAAAGTTTGCAGAGGTTACTTACAACAAAAACCCTGATTATAAATATTGTATATGGCTAAATAGGATTTGCTTATCAGGATACGAAACCGAGGATCTTGCTTATAATAGAGTTAATTCTTTATATCAGGAGCAATTAAATCTTATTAGTCACCTAAGAGCACAAATTAATAACCACAAAAAACCCAACTATGTCCTTTGAATTAATCACAGCCAAGTACGACTGCCATTGTAGTTTGACTGGCACACTTATCAAGCAAGGTGATGATGTTTATTACAACTACATCACAAAAACTTGCATCCATCCTACTTATTACGAGAATGTAATGAGTCAGATCAACACTAATGGAATGCAATCCTATTTCCAAAGACACCAAAAACTTAACAAAATACAAAAACCCTAATTATGTCAGTAAAAATTGAATTTATCGCAGAAAAAAATCTTATCACCGACAAAGTGGTTTATTTTACCGAAAAAGATGGCTTATATGTTTCTGAAAGCATTTCCGCTAATAAGGAAACTGCTTACGAAAAGTTTTTAAACATAGCGTCTGGTATCGAAAATACACCACAAAAGGAGGTATTAGAAACCATTTATAAACTAGCCTAAAAATTTGAATCGTGCACCCAACCCCATCACATCTAAAACAAAAAGGTCTTAAAGACTATTTTATGATTACTATTGACGCTAATAGAATCAAAAAGGATTTTGTTTATAGGGGAATGTTTATCCATTGGGATAACAAAAAGCCCTTAGACAAGTTCTACTATTGGAGAGCTTCGTATTTTACCTCTATTGAGGCTGCGATGCGATCCATTGACCGACATTATAAACTATTTAAAAAAACTAAAAATGCTGATTAGAGATTACTTCGCTTTGTTAAAATATGGCGACTTAAAGAAAATATGTGAGGCAACTGGATTCAGCCCTTACCTAGTAAAAACTCGTCTTAAAAAACAAGATGAAGAGATGATAGAAATTGTAGAAACCTTTTACCAAAAAAAGATAGAAGAGCTTAAAAATGCCATCTATGAATACCAAGAAAATTAACTATTACGTTATGCCAGGACTTATGAGAGATAAAACATTCAAAACACACGATGCCGTAACACTTGTTTGCGATAGATTAGGCATAACCCACAGAGAGCTAGTTAGCCCATCTAGGAGTCGCAAGTTAGCACAAGCTAGAAACATCTGTTACGCTTTAATTAGAGAGCATTCCTTTACCACATTAGTAGAAACAGGGCAATACTTCAAGCGTGACCACACTACCGTTATACATGGCTTAAATATGCACAATAACGATATGAAGTTACTAGATGGATATGCCGAACGCTACGAGTCTATTAAATTCGAACTTAACACAATAACCTCAAACAAAAAAAACACCAATTATGTCAAGTGATTTTTCAAACTGGTCCGAGCAAGAACAAAGATTGTTTATTGCTAAAGTGATCCACAACATCAACTACTCACAAAGTAGTTTAGAAATGATGCAAAGCATCGTAAACTTTTGGGATGAACACCCCATTAGACAAGCCGTATTTTTTACCAATAACTTAAAAACCCAAAACACCTTACAGTATGGAACTTCAAACTAAACCCAAATTTGATATTGTCAATGCAGAATCCATGCTTGACCTATCTAAAGATTTATCAAGATTAATTAAGGAAAAAGGATTATCCTCTAATATCCAAGGCAAACAATTCGTCAACGTTGAAGGTTGGCAATTTGCTGGGGCTTCCTTAGGACTGATGCCGATTATCACAGAAACTACGGATATGTCCAAGGAGGATGAAATTAGATACCAAGCTAAGTGCGAAGTGCGTAACATTACCACAGGTCAGCTTATGGCAGTAGGTATCGCTTTATGCTCTAATAAGGAAAAAACCAAGCGTTATTTTGATGAGTATGCTATCCTATCTATGGCACAAACTAGAGCCATTGGTAAAGCATATAGAAACCTTTTAGCCTGGTTAATGAAAGCTGCTGGATTTGAGGCGACACCTGCTGAAGAAATGGACTTCGCTAAGGATGATACCCCTAAAAAACCCCATGTGGTTGAAGTGGTAGCCGAGGAGATTCCTATTGAAATCGACAGAACTAAATTGATTAAGGATATTACTGCGGTTACTAGGATGAAAGACTTAACCGAAATATTTTTTGCACATAAAGAGTACATCGAAAGTGATGAAGCCTTAATGATGCTTATGAAAAGTAAAAAAGATTCACTTACAAGTAAAAAGAAATAAAATGAACGAATTATCATTACCAAAAATAGAATTGGCTTCCTACGAGCCTAGTAAATTTAACAATAGTGTGATTAAAAGCACTATCGTAGAACACTTTAAAGAAACAGGGGAATCCCCATTAGAAACCCTAGTAAGAATGGATGCTATCTCTCAGCTATTTGATGAGGTTAGAGCTGACCTTCGTGATTTAGTAGTTAGCGAACTTGAGAAGTATCCTCAGGGTAAAGCTGAGGTATTAGGTAGCGAGGTTTCTAAGATTGAATCAGGAGTAAAGTATATTTACGAACAGGATTATGCTTGGGATAAGCTAAATAAGGAAGTAGAAAGCCTTAAATATGCCCTTAAAGAAAGGGAAAAGATGTTAAGGTCGATTACATCACCTGTGGTTGATCCTGAAACAGGAGAAATGGTACATCCTGCTCCAAGAATATCTACGACTACATTTAAAATATCATTGAAAAAATGATACACCAATTAAAAAATACCATTGATGTATTAACCCCTTTAGGATATGGAAAAGCCATCGCATGGATTGATTACGGAACTGATACAAACACCATATGGAAAGTGGTGTGTTACAAAACAGGTAGAGTGCGTAATTTTTACGATGACGACATTCTCGTGTATCCCAACTCCATGGATGGTGGGGAAATAGATGAGAATTATTTTTCTAAAAGGGATTTTCATGAAACCAATCAATCATTTATTAAAGGACTAAAAAACCATTTTAAACCAACTGAAGATGCCAGGTGAGATTAAAGGATTAGAAAACTCAGTACCCATAAGAATGGTATATACTGATACTAGAGAAGAAGTTATTTTTAAATCAGCAGCATTAGCTAGTCGTAAGACTAAAATATCTGCTCAGGTAATAAGAGAATCACTTAACCCATTAGCTCGTAAGAGATTCATAGTGGAAAATAGAAAGGTGGTTTTTAGGATTGCTAAAGAAGTTTAGTATATTTGCTTTGTCATGGACGAGATGACATTTTAAAAATTTTAGCCCAAAGAGGCGTTGGTACTCGTCCTACCAGCAAATCTGAGGGCATTTTTATTTTATGAGCTATAGCTTAAAACTAAAAGATCCAAGGTGGCAAAAAAAACGCCTTGAGATATTAGACAGAGATCAATTTACTTGCACAAAATGCGGAGATGATGAAACAGAATTACACGTGCATCATCATTATTATGTTTATAACAAAGAATTATGGGATTATGACGATAATGCACTATCTACTTTGTGTACTTCATGTCATCGCATAGAAACCGAAAGAATAAATATTGTAAAAGAATATTTACGTGGTTATAGATATGATAGATTAAAACATTTATCTCATATAATTGTATGTGGAAGTTGTTTTAATGAATTAGAATTAAAAGAAATAACTAAAAAATGCACTGAAATATTAGATAGAAAAGGTATTGAATGGGAATATATAAATGAAAATGATAAATAAAATGAATACAGGAAGAATTGAAAAACAAGAGGTTGAAGATAATTATGCCAAACTTCCTAATGATATTTGTCAATCTAAGGATTTAACTCTTGAACAAAAAGGATTAATGGCGTTTCTTTTAAGTTTACCAAAAAACTGGGTTGTTTATAAAGATAATTTACATGAGTTATTAGGTGATAAAAAAAATAAAGTTGATTTAGCTTTTAAAGGGTTACAAAAAGCGGGTTATATTTTATCATATAAAGTAGTTAACGAAAAGGGGCATTTTAAAGGTTGGAATCATATAGTTTATGCGATTCCAGATTTTGCTAACCGACATCAAGAAAATCCGACATCGGTTTTATCCGAGATCGGGGAAACTACCCCTATACAAAGAAACAATACTGTATTAGATAATATATCTTATACAAAAAAGAAGTTTATAGCTCCTACTTTAGATGAAGTTATTTTGTATTTTAAAGAAAATGGATATAAAGATGATGTAGCTAGAAAAGCATTTAATTTTTATAATACTGCTGATTGGCAAGATACTCAAGGTAGACAAGTTAAAAACTGGAAACAAAAGATGATTGGAGTATGGTTTAAGGATGAAAACAAAATTTCACAACAAGTTAAAATACGAGTAAAATGACACCCAAAGAAAAAGCAGAAGAATTATTGAGTAAATATACTTCAATTACACTAAAAGAAGTTCAACCTGGAATATTTTTAGCATTTAATCATGAATTATGTAAAAAATTTGCATTAATAGCAGTAGATGAAATGATAAAAATGTATAATGAAATGAATGTAAATGGGTTTTTAAAACCTAATTCAGTTGGATTTATAATTAATGATGTTAAAAACGAAATAGAAAAATTATAATGCAAGTCATAGACCTACCTAAAAACATAGAAGTAGAAAGGAATATCCTAGGTTCACTACTGATAGACAAAAAGTCTTTATCATTGGTAATCAACTACTTAAAAGAGGATATATTTTATGACTATAAGCACCAACTGGTGTTTAGAGTTATAAAGGATATGTACGATAAGAATATTCAAATAGACTTAACTACTGTATTCCAAAGATTAGTAGATAGTAAACAAACGGATCAAGTAAACGCTTATTACTTATCTGAGTTAACTAAAGATGTGGTAACAACTGCTCACCTAAACACCCATATAGAGTTAATAATAGAATTATACAAGCGTAGAGTCTTGGTCGAGATGGGCAGGGAACTCGTGAATGGGGCGGTTGGCGGTCAGGTAGAAACCATAGACTTTATGGCTGAGATGAGTAAAAAACTGATTCAACTCCAAGAGTATGGCAATATCTACGAAAAAATGATGGAGGATATTATTTTATCCATCAATTATTCTCGTGATATGGCTCAAAAAGGGGATTTATTGGGCTATAACACAGGTTTTAATGAGCTAAATAATACCTTATGTGGTTGGGTTAAACCTGACCTAGTAATCGTAGCTGCAAGACCTGGAATGGGTAAGACAGCCTTTATGCTTTCTAGTATCTACCAACTAGCTTGTGTAAATAACGTTTCTACGGCTGTTTTTAGCCTTGAAATGAGCTCCGAGCAGTTAGTTGAAAGGTTAGAGTCAATCAGCTCAGAACTGCCCTTAAAATGGCTTAGAATGAATAATTTGGATGATAGCCAAAGAAAGATACTTTTAAAGACAGATGACTTGTTATTAACTTCCCCCATACATATTGAAGATATGGGCGGTATAAGTGTAACCCAACTCAGAGCCAAAGCCACCATTTTGAAACAAAAGTATGGAATCAAGGTAATCTTTATAGACTACCTCCAACTTATGAGTGGAACAGGAAAATCAAACCAAAACAGAGAGCAAGAGGTCAGCTACATAAGTAGAAGCCTAAAAGCCCTAGCCAAAGAGTTGGAAGTGCCTATTATCGCCCTATCTCAATTATCTCGTAGGGTAGAAGAAAGGGCAGATAAGATGCCTCAATTATCTGATTTAAGGGAATCAGGATCAATAGAACAAGACGCAGATGCGGTTATTATGCTTATGCGACCTGCTTACTATGAGATGACTGAAGCTATTGAAATAGGAGGCAAAGAATATTCTCCAAGGGATTTAGTGGTATGTAAGGTGGAGAAGAATCGTCATGGACAAACGAAGAATATAGCATTAAGATTTTTACCTGAAACAATGAAATTTGAAGATTATGATTAATGAAACCTATATACCCATACAGGATATTTTAAATAGACTAAAAACACATCCTGATTTAACTCCCCAAGACAAAAAGGAATTTGGGTATATTACCGATATGCTTAAGATGTCTAAAAAAAGAAAGGATAAGATATTTAAACCAGTTACAACAAATCAAAAAAGAAACCAAAACAAATAATTTATGAAATTCCCATCACAACCTGACAATGGTTACAAATTAAAAATTGACACATACAATGAGCCTGTATTAAGATTAAATTCAGATTATCCATTTAGTGTAACATTTAGTTGGAAAGAAAAAAAAATAAAAGTACAATTAGATAATGCTGAAGATGTACTTAAACTTGCTGAAATATTTTCAAATATGTTAACTAACAATAATATTCCAAATACTATTACGGAAATTAATCAAACCACTAACAATGAAAGAATTGATACAGATAATGATAGAGTTTACTAGACTATTTCTAGGTGCTTTATTAAGCATATTCCTATTAGGAACATTAGCTTTAATTGCCATTGTTTTACTACTTATAAAAAAATTCAAATGAAACAAGTTTATGTACAAAACGACAGAAAAAAACCATTAGAACATGATTATGACATTATGTATAATGATGACAAAAGGATTGCATTTTATTCTAATAACCCTGTTTGGGCTGAGGATATGCAAGGAACCGTTTATGGTTTAATAAAAGAAGATGGCGACGGAGTTAAAATTAGGATTGGTACACAAGTAATGGATTTAGACTTTTGTGATTACCTAGTTCTAAAAATCTTGATAGCATCTGATTTAAACGATGAAGACTACTTTGAAATTAGGGAATCTAAAACTATTAAAAAATGGGGAAGCGAAGGGGTTACCGAAATAGACGGAAGTTTGCCATAGAGGAAGCTAAAGCTAAAGACGGAACATATCAAGCCATTAAGTTATTCGCAAAGAATACAAAGATTATTGTAATACATCAAACAGAAGCATTAAAGAAAAAGTATTTTTTGTTAGAGTATGAGAACAATGGTGAGCCTAGCGGTATATCTGATCCTAGAGCTGAGTTTTTTGCGTTTAATTTAGATTTAAGAGATAGAATCGTATTTATTAGAGCAGAGTTTTTAAGAGTAAAAGCAAGGAGATATTGGAGGGTAGGTGATGTTTTAGAGAAGGAAGGAATCAAATATGTTAAGATGCCAACTGAGGAACTGATACGTTGGTACTAACTATATATTAAATATATTATGTAATTTTGAACTTATGGCATACCACACAGCTAGTGAACTAACCAAAATAATGTTGGAGTATTTAAAGGATAATGGTAATGATGTATGGAGGAATAACAACCTTGCCGTTAGAGGTAGGTCGTTTATAGGAAGAAAAGGAGTACCTGATATTATTGGTTATAGTAAAAAGTATGGCACATTTATTGCTTGTGAAATAAAAGCTATCGGAGATAAAATATCATCAGAGCAATTAATGTTCTTAAATGAGTTAGCTTATGCAGGAGGAATAGCGATGTTATGTAAGCAGATAAGGGATGAAAGAATCATAATAAACATATTTAAAGACAATGGCGAAAGTGAAGAGTGGGAATACCACGAAAAAGAGCTTCGGAAAACGAAAAATGGGTAAAGCAAAAAAGAGTTATAACAAACATTCTCCCAAGCCTAAGGATTATCGAGGGCAAGGAAGGTAATTAATAATCAAAAATAAACAACATGGCAGCAGGTAAAGAAAAGGTTTTCTTAGGCAGATCACAGACTATGAAAACAGCGTTCGGTGAATTTAAGAAAGTTTCATTCGGACCAGACGATTTAAAAAAGATGAATGATTTTGCAGGAACTAACAATGGTTGGTGCAATATCTTAATCAAAGAAAAGAAAGGAGCTACTCCTGGTGAAGCTGGATTTTATATCGAGCTTGATACTTGGAAGGCTGATGGTAAACCAAAGGAAAAATTGCCATTCTAATGAAAACTATAAAAGATTTCACTCTAAATTTGTTAGTATTGTTGGTAGTAGTATATTTGCCTTATGCTTTTGTATTAGGTGAATTTAACCCAAACAACTGGCATTGGATATCAAGAGCACTATATGTGCTTACGTTAGTAGCGTTGATGACTTACGCTATTCAAGAGTATAGAAAAAAATAGTTTGTGTTTTGTGTTAATAGTTATCCCTCACCCTTAAATAAGGTGGGGGTTTTTTATAATAAAGAAGCCCAGGTAGAAACCCAGGCTTGATTTTCCTTTATTATGCGTATGTCCTTCAAGACTCAAAGGTAATAGTTTTCATATAACTACCAAAAAAAACCTACTCTTTTTTAAGGAGTAGGTAAACCAAAAACCACCAACTATGAGAGCTTCTTATGATTGCCTATTTGTCTTATCGTAAAACTTGGTAAGGATGCTTCCGTAAAGGGTAGCTTGATACCTAGCTATAAATGAATCTGAGCTCTCGTTTATATAGAAGTAGTCTTGGGATTGCATATATACAAAGCATCTATCTTCATATTCATCATCATTGGTAACAGATTCTACTAAGTGGATATTGATGTAAGAGTCTGTCTGCTCTACATTTTCTCCATACTCGTAGCTATCATCCTCTGTTAATTGAACGATGTGCATTAACATCTTTAGCACTTTCTTTTATAATGATTAATCTCAGCTTCATCATCACCTCATTCAGTCGTTGTTCTAAGATTCTTTGTTCTAATTTCAAGCTTTTGATTACTTCGTCAGGGTGCTGATTGCTCATACAAATTTACATTTTAATTGTTATAGAAATAAAAAGTGCATACCATATTGATTATCAATACAATACACACTTATGTGTTTACTAACTATTCTCTATTTTTTGGGTAGTCGAATGATTTTACTGCCTAGTGGCATTGGCACGAATATAGCAATTCTTCCGCTATCTAAAACTACTCCACAACCAAGTGTTGGTCGTTTGGGGAAAGGTTTAGAATATTCCATAGCGTAAGCGTTAATATCGATGCCACAACCTACGTTCATACCGAATATCATATCCTTATCACTTGAAGAGTATAATACTCCCCCAAAGGAGTGGATATGACCTATGACTGTAGATTGTCTACAATCCCTTGCTCTATTGATAGCACCTGCTTGTCCTGAACTTCCTGTACCATGGGTATATAAAACACCGTCTATTTCCCATTCTAAAGCCCATTTCCAGCCTCTAGGGGCTTCCCAAGCATCTTCATAGGATTTAATAAAACGGCTCGGTAAACCGCTTGTAATAGCCTTTCTTTTGTGTAGGGCTGAATGGTTACCGATACACACCTTTACATTAGGGAAACGCTTGTACCAAACATTTAATTGTTGTAGAGCTAATTGTGCTTCTTTGGAGGCTGATTCTCCGTTAGGGTTGTGTTCGTGATAAGAGATGGCATGATTGTCCACCTCATCTCCAATGTGTATGATTTCAGAACATTGGAATTTGTTAGCTACTTCATAGCAAAAATCTAAATACCTGGGGTGACAAAAAGGAAAATGCGTGTCGCCTATTACAAGAACGTTTTTGTTTTTAGACATATGTGGGGTTGTTGGTTTTTATTAAACATAAATAAATGGTGTGTTGTTTTTTCTTTCACCATTTAGCTTTTTACTTAATGTACTTTGTCGTTTACCTATTGATTTTGCTGCTTCCGAAACCGAAACATAATAAATACCTGTTTGAGTATTTAATACAATTTTTCCTTTATTTGAAAAGGTTAGTTTTTTTGTTTCTATTGCCTTTTGTATACTTTCTTTAGAACGTTTTAAACCTGTTTGTGCTTTTGATAAACTATTAATATGTTTTTTGCTTAATTTTTTTCCTTTATTCCATGCAGTAACACCTAGTGTACCATCACCACCTTCAGTTAAATTACATAAAGAACCATTATTTTTATCAATTCTACCATATAAAGAAATAAATTCTTTTTCTTTTTCACGAGCCTCTTCCCACCCTAAATTATCTAAAATTATTTCGACTTCATAATTAGTTCTTGATACTATACCATTCCATATTTTATTTCTACCTTTGGTACTATTGGCTCTCCTATATCCACCAGATCCTACACCAATATAAAATGGTTCATTTTTATCTAATCTGATATGTCTATAAACATATGCCATATTGGTTGGATTGGTTAGTTATTTGAATGCTGAGTAAACTGTTTTACCATTTACTTTTAAAGCTCTTAAAACCTGCTTTCTATTTTTACCATCATTATAAGACACATGAACCCAATCAGGGCTACTTGTATCACCCATTTCCCATATTAATTGGTCAAACTCAAGATTATCTTTAATAAAATGGAATATTTCTACGTTGCTAGAATTAGGCATATCATCCTGGTCAATATCAGCAGCTTTTCCTTCACAATGTTGTGAGCTTAATGCTCCACCTATATAATGGTTTAATACCTTGCTTCTATATCCTGATGAAATGTTTAAAGGACCGAATTTTACTCTTATTGGTTCAAGCACTTGATTACATAAAACTGTAATGTTCATTAGATGCTCAGGAGTAGGATCATTAGATACCCCATGTCTTTTAGCGGACTCTGAACGAGTGAACTCTGCTAAACTAAAGTGAGTTGTGATTTGCATTCTTTCTTTTTTTAGTTGCTTTATTTAAAAGCTTTGTCTTTACGAAATTATAGATTTGTAATGACAACCAAATTATGGAAAGAATATTCACGATAAGTTGTGTGTAAGGACTCACTTTTACTACTTCCATAAAAGATAGCCAAGAGATAGTGGTAGACGCTATACCTACTGAAGATAATTCAGTCGAATTTGTAATATTATGCATTAGGCTTTTTTTCAAAGATTTGATTAATTGTGGTTAAACCAAGTGCTATACCTGAAAAAGTCAATAAGCCATTAAAAGCCCATTCCTTAATATCATACTTAATAGACAAATAAGCTAAAACTACTCCATTCAATAATGAGAATAATCCTGCCACCCTTTTAGAGGAAACCTCCTTGTCATCTGAAAACATTTTCTTTACAAACTGCATCATTTTCCTAACTTTAAATATACGCTACCCGAGTAGCCAACATTATAATTTTTACTAATATCTACACTAAAGCCTATTAGAGCCTTATTTTTGGCATTTAGCATCAAGGAAGGACTTAGTACTTCCAAGCCATTAGATGGTCTAAAATCGCCTCTAACACCCCAAAAAAGGGTATATCTAGGTTTTTCAGCGTAGAACTCTTTAGTTAGGATGGTTTTTGTGGTTATTTTGGCTTGAAACCCTCTTGAAATGATCCTATTTTGGCTGATAGTATCATCAATCACAAAGATATTAGAATCTTTCTTAATAGTGTCAGAATAAGCCTTAACCTGGTTGTAATCGGATATTATGCGTATCGTATCGGATATATGCGCATATATCGTATCTAAAACCTTATAAGGAATAGAATCCCCCTTTTTGTACTTATTTATGTACACATTTGTGTACAAGGTATCGTGTAAGGTAATTACCTTTTTGTATTTAGATGGATCAAAAGTAGTATCTACTTGCTTGGGTTTAAGCAAAAAATATAGCCACAACACTAAAAGCATTATGGCTATGAATAAGATATTGTTCTTAACGAACGACATTTACAATTCTTCTTCTTCTTCTTTAACAAATGTGATACCTGTTGTCCAATCGGCTAAAAAGTTAAAGTTTTCTAACCCATTCGGATTTAACACCTCAATAGGTTTAAACTCAAACTCTTTGTTTCCTAATTCTTCAACTTGTTTGGTTAAGTTCTTAATGCCTTCTTTAGTAAATTTATAAGAACCTTTGTCATCAAGTAATAAAACATCCTTTTCCCCTACTGCTGCATTATCAAGTCTTAATTCTTCTACTTTTGCTTGATAGTCTTCGTGATGCTTTTTTACCTTCTCATAAATTTTTAAGAGCTTTTTAGCCGTTTTTGTTTCCTGTGAGCCAATAACTGCGTTAAGGTTGGCTACTAATTGGTTGAGTTGATTGTACTTCATATTGGTTTATTTTATACAAATATAGGTTAATTGTTATAAGTTTGGTTGTAGTATTCTATTGCCCAATCTTTACTTTTGTTTACTTTGCCTTGTAAAAAAGCATTCATTATCTGCTCTTTTTCTTTTTCAAGTTTTTCTTTTACTAATCTTATAGTTAACTCTTTATATTTATAATCTTTAATTGATTCTAATTCTTCAATTAATTCTTGCATTGGTGTTTTCATAATATTGGTTTTGCCAAAATTAGGACTATTCGCTTACAATTTCATTAATAGGTGCATCTTTTCTTAAATCTGCTAAAATTGAATTTAATGGTTCAACACTTTCTACTACTTCAGGAACAGGAGCAACATAATCGCCTACGATTGTAAGGTTAAGTTGTTCAGCAATCCAATCCCACGCATAGCTATCTACTGTCCATTGTTGATACGCTTCGCCTGTCATTGTTAAATTACCTTGTGCTACCATTCCTAAATTCTCATCTAAAAGAGCATAGTAAAAACTAGCCGATACTCCTAATGCTACATTAATAGCATAGGCGTTTAAGATTGTTGCTTGAACTGATTGTCCGTTTATCCAACTTGTTACTGCATTGATTTGTTTCATTTTATTTTATTTTAAGGGGTTGAGTTATATAAATTAATATAATATTGAGTTCCATCTACTACTATTGGTAAATATCCTGCTGCACTTGATGCTGAACCTGATTGCACAATTCCAATTTTAAATGCACCTGAACCAAATCCTGTTGGAGCGGTTTTTAAAGTTCCTTCAAATATACCATCACCTGTTACATATAATTTTGATGTTGGATTTGTTGTTCCTATACCTACATTACCTCCTGTTAAAACAATAGGCTCACTATTAGCTGATGCTATTTCAAAGTATGCATTTTCTGCTCTTAATCTATGTTGAGAACCACTTGCTACACCATATCTATTTATATACAATGTTTTTACTGCATTTACAGAACCTTGAATTTCCATTGCTGCTCCTGTTGCAGTTGTGGATGTTGCCGTTACACTACTTGAGAATGTAGCTGCTCCTGTGGCGTTAATTGATGCAACTGTAGTTCCTGAACTATTACCTATTACTAAAGCATTATTACCTGATGTTGAGCCACCTCTTATATATAAACCATCTCCTCCGTGAACAATACTTGTTCTATAACCATAATCTGTTGTAGTTCCTATTAATACATTACCATTATTTTTAATAGTTAATCTATATACTCCGTTTGTATTATCATAAACATACCAACCTGCTGCTGAACCATCAACTCCCATTTGAAATGAATTAAATCCTGTTCCTGAAGGAGTATCAAAATAATTTGCTCTGAATGTTGTTGCTGCTCCTGTACCTGTAAGTTGTAATTGATAAGCAGGACTTGTTGTGCCGATACCTACATTACCTGATGAAGTGATTAACATTGCAGGAGTAGAAAATGTAGTTCCACCATTTGTGGTTGCGGGGGTAAATTCTAATGCACTTGCTACATAATTATTTGCAGTTATTTGCCATCCTTTAGCTGATGCTGATGGGTATAAAGTTAAAATAGCAGGTGTTGTACTATTATTACCTATTTGTACCGAGTTTGAGAATGTAGCTGCTCCTGTAGAGGCTATTGATAATTGTTTTGTTCCATTTGTAAAAAACTCTAATGGATATGGTCCACCTGAATAAATAAAAGTAGAATAAGCGGTAGCACCAAAATTTGTTCCTGCACTATTTTCTCTACCAATATATGTTGTACCACCTGAATTTTGAATAGACATATATGCAGCACTTGTGCCTAAATTTGCAGTTGCAATAAAATTAGATGCACTTAAAGTCAACGTACTACTAAACCTTCCTGTACCATTAACATCAAGTTTGTAAGTATTATTTGTGTTACCTATTGATATGTTACCTGAAGGATTAATATATAAAGCTAAATTAGCTAATGCCGTTCCGCCTGTATAAAATTCTAATCCTTCTCCTACATTATAATTTTGTCTAATTGCTGCTTTAAGTGTAGTACCATCTCCAAATCTAATTTGATTACCATATCCACTTGCACCATACATATCTAATCTTGCATAAGTAGATGAGTTTAATTGTAGATAATCACTAAACCTTCCTGTACCATTAACATCTAATTTGTATCCTGCGTTAGATACTGTTCCACTTGTTAAAAGTAAATTACCATCACTAAACAATGTCATAGCTTGGGTAAAGGTTATAGCGTTACCTGCCGTTCCTGAAGGAGCGTTAAACCATTGATGTTGACCATCTAATTGTCTATAGTAAGATGCTGCTGCTGTTTGAATATATAATGTTGATGCATCTTGGAAAATTGCATTGTGTGATAATGCAGTATTGTTTGTGCCATTGTTCCATAAGGCACCAGTTGCACCAAATTGTAAAACTCTTGAACCTGTAAACCACGCACTCGGTGTAACTCCTAGACCTAAATTGCCTGAAGCGTCAAAATAAGTACCATAATAACCGTCAGAAGTTCCTATTGCTAATCCGTTTTTAACACGAATAAAACCATCATTTGCTTTTGCGATATTTACATAAGCTCCTGCCGTTGTAGCAACTCCCAATCTTGTAACATTTGTACCATCGCTAACATTAAATACAGGATTTGTTGAATAAGTATATGTTACAGAAGAACCACCATCTTGAATACTACTATTCCCTATTGCACTTGTACCTGTAAATTTAGGTAGGTAGTTTGAAGTACCTGTGCCTGTTACAGGGTTAGTTAAAGCTGCTTGATATTGTGGGATGTTTAAAGTATTTCCTACAAACGTTGCAGCGCCACTTGTTCCTGTTGTGGTTAAAGTGATTGTTCCTTGTTTATTGTTAAAAGTATTCCAATCGGTACTTGATAAATAACCACTTGTTGATGTAGTCGCTTGACTTATTGATATTACGTTTGAAGTAATACTTAAAGGACTTGTTGCACTTGTGATTCTATTTGTATAAGCGGTGTCCCAATTTGATTGAGATGCCGTTGTAGGTAATGAATAACCTACTGCAAAAGCTAAAGCCAATGTTCCGCTTGATGTTACAGGACTTCCAGTTACGCTAAAGCCTGTTGGTGCTGATAAAGCTACGCTAGTTACAGTTCCTACATAAGCATCCGTATATTGTGGGATATTTAATACCCCTGTTGTTGAATTATAAGTCGCTGCTCCGCTAGTGCCTGTTGTTGTTAAACTAATGGCTGCTCTTGCTAAAGCATCGGTATATTGAGTTATCGTTGATGTTATAACCCCTGTTGTGTTGTTATAACTTATTCCTGCACCTGCTGATAAACTAGCTAAAGTAATAAAGTTTGCTCCGTTAGTTAATTGACTTGTATTAGTAGGTATCGTAATAACCCCTGTTGTAGAGTTATAAGCACCACTACCTGCCGTAAAACTTAAAGCACCTCTTGCTCTTGCATCCGTATAATAAAGATTCGTTCCTTCCGCTATGTTGGTTGTAGTACCTGCCACTGCAGTCCACAATCCTGTTGAAGTAACGTATTGTAAAATATTTCCGTTTGAAGGACTTTGAGCAGATACGTTATGTAACTCATCTAACTCATATCCATTTTGAATCTTAACCTCAACCACCCCTTGAGTAGGATGGCTTCTAACTACTATACCCACATAGACTAGATGTGCAGGAGCATATTGTTTAGTTGATGTCCAAGCACCTGCCGTAGTAGAACTTAAATATAATTGAGTTCCTGCTGCGTATGCTTGTGTGTCTAAATCTAACAATCTACCTGCTGCAACCACATATCCGTTATTGTTATTAGTGATGTCCGCTTGAACAACACCATAAGTTTGAGCTGATGTAGCATCCGAAGTAGCTAAAGCCTTTGTTATGGTTGGTAGGTTTCCGTGTCCTCCGTTGATATAAACCACAGTTCCCTTTGTTAAAGTTGCTCCTGATTCGTTATAAACTTCCGTAACCAAGTTTTGAGCCTGACTAACAATACTAGGAAAGGTTTGTAAACTACCTGTTCCATCTATATATTGTGCTGAAGTTCCTGCACCTGTTACATTTATGCTTCCATTAGCCGTTAAAGGCGAATTAGCGACACTAAATGCACTCGGCATAGATAAACCTATACTCGTAATCAAAGTCGGAAATGTGGTCAAATTTCCAGCACCATTCACATATTGACCTGAAGTACCTGCAAAGGCAAAAGCTAAAGTTCCTGCCGTTGTTATAGGCGAACCTGTTAAACCAATGGCATTTCCTGTAATGGATGCAGCTACGCTTGTAACTGTACCATTTTGTCCGCTAGATTTCTGCCAAGTTCCACTTCCGTATAACACCCAATCCCCTACTGCAAAAGTAACAGGACCAGCACCAAAGTTCACAGTTCCAGCAACATTGCAAATGTACATATCCCCAGCATCGCCCACACCATTGGTTAAAGTCGGAGTATTCGTAGCAGCATTCCAAGTACCTAAATAAGTTACTACCGATGAAGGTAATTGAGATACAGGCACTTTACCACCACTATCTAGGGTTGCTACCCCATTGGCAGCACCTAAAGGAACTGAACCTAAGACTCCACTTGTACCTGTTAATACACCTTCTAATGACCTAACTTTTGCACCACCTGTTATTTGTATTTGATTACTCATCTATATAAAGTTAATATTATGAAAAAGTAGCTCTTACGAACTCATCAGCCTCAAGTGCTCTTGCAAAGGTAAGCACTCCTGTTAAAGAATTAAAGGTCACATCTTCACCTGTTGGTGCACCTGAAGTATTAATGGTTCTAACCTCAATACCACCTCTTGTAAGGGATATTAAAGCTTTACCAATACCACCCACAAATGTGATAGTGTATTCTCCTCCTGAAGCAATAAATGGAGCTGAAGTAACCCCTGAAGTAGATACCGCAGTACCACCATCGATAACTTGAGTTCCACTTATGCTATAAGCACCAGTTCCTTGCAAAGACAAAGAATATGTAGAAGTTCCCTCAACAGGAGCACTTAAACTTAAGGAGGTGATATTAGCTGTTCCGCTTATTATACTATATCCATAAGTTCCTGAACCATCTCCATTATCGTTATTAATAGAAAATTTTACAGCTATACTTTCTCTATTTAATTGTTTTTGCATTAAAGCTAAATAAGAATAACCCTTTAAAGCTATAAAACCATCACATGAAACCTTCCAGGTTGATATATCGTTTTTATATTGTCGAAACCATGCAGAATTAGACGATGTAACCTCTACTTGATCTGTTGTTACATCAAAAGAACAACTTGTAGATGCACCCATTGGCGTTCCTAACGCAAAACTAGATGTCACAAAAGCTGAATTATTACCTTGTGTATATAATGTAATTGTTCTACTTCCTGCTCCCAATATTATAAATTTAACTACTATTCTATCTGTAGAAGTTAAAGTAGTAGTTGGAACTGTAATATTTGTAGTATATAAAGTTGCTGAAGTAGATGTTAAAGTATGAGAATCAGAAGATGCAATAAATGTTAAAGAACTTCCATTGTATTTGTATAAAACAATAGCAAAATTTGGTCCACCTGTAACATTATCCGTAATAGACATATAATTTTTAAACACCCATATTCCTGATGGAATTGTTGCCATGTTAGGATCGCCAATATCTGTAATAAAACAAGCTATCTCACCATCAGCACTTCTAGTAAAATTGGTTGGAGTGCCTGTTATTTGAGTTCTACTCATTTGATAATACGGAGTTCCGCTTATACTTCCTTCAGATACACCTCCATTAAAGTAATAAATAGCATTACTTTCGTATTCATATAAAACTATATTTGTTCCATTAATTGCTGATGCCATATCTTAATTTATTATTATCCTAAATATTTTATTGTTTCTACTGATTCGTTATCCGAGTCGGTTATTTCTAATAACTGCAAAGATGTTGTTTGATTGTAATATGGTTCTAATGTTAATCTATTAGCCATAAATATTTTTCCATTATAAGATAATGAATTAGTTGAACTATCTTCTACAGTATATTTTTTATCTAAATAAACAAAATCATCTCCATTTTCAGATTCACCTAAATCTCCTTCTAGGGCTGCTAGATTTTTATTAAAAATATTTGAATATTGTCTACATAGTAAGCCCATTAAATCAGAATAAGTGCCACTTTTCCCATATCTATACCAATTTTGCAATCTAACTAAACCACTACTAAAGAAAGAACCTACGGTATTAGATACCAATAATTCAGGATAATTAGCTCCGTATGGAACATCTATTTCCTTTAATAAAGCTATATTATCTCCTAATTGTCTTTCTATTTGCAATCCTGTAAACGGAGATTGAGATTGTGTTAATCTAAGGTCATTAAATCTAAATACACTTGAATTAGAATCTACCGCAAAAGCTATACTTACATATCCTGTAGCAATATCTGCATTATTAAAAGTATTGCTTCCAAATGGTATATCTATTGAATAAGACTGTCTTGGTCGTCTATCTGTAACAACACCAGTTGGCGGATCAGATTGTGGTATTGTTATGTATGTCGTTATAGATGTAACCCATTCTTTATTTGAGTTTAAATAATAAGTATTTGAACCCACAAACACTCTAATAATTAATTTGCATATACCTTGAATAGTATATCCTAATGTTGAATACAAGTTGTATTTAAAAGATAAAGTTCCTGTATAATCTCCCATTTTTGGAAGATATTGCGGTGATGCTAAACTCCCTGTCATTTGAAATAATGATATATCACTTCCTGATTGTTGAAGTTTTACATCGTTATATAAATCAAGTGGATAATCATAAACAGTTATAGAAGCCGAACCTGTTAAAGTTGATGTAAAGCCTGTTGGTGCTGTATGAATACCTGAAAAATCTTTAAACGTTCCATTGTTAATGTAATTGTTTGCAAATTTATAATTAGATGTTAGCCTAACCCTTGAATATCCTTTTCTAATTATTTTATTTTGAGTATTGTTTATAAAGTGAATAGCACCATTTGAATATGGTTGTATATTAACACCTGTCGTAATCGTTCCTGAGCCTGTTAATGTTGGACTTGTTCCTATAGTATATTTGGTATAATAATTAGTAGCACCTGCCATTTCGTTAATAGCCATCATCCACCAATCTCCATTAAACTGAAACAATCTGCAACCAAAAGATTTGCATATGTTATCTAAAATAGTATAATAATCCAATCCTATAAAATCTCTTCTAAATTGATATGTTTGGCTAAATGGCTCATTATCTAAACTAATTCCTCTATCGTTCATGCCACTAGCGAAATAAGAACAACATGAGTAAAATTCAGATGTTGTTCTATATCCTAATGTATTTAAAATTAAATTAATAACATCTAGCAAACTTGTTGTTTGATTGATATTTCCTTCAGAAGCACTATAATAGTAATATTTAAGAAACGATAGGGCATCTACACATACCAAATTAGCCACTTGAGTTCCTGTGCTATAACCAATATTTATATAATCATTAAATAAAAATCCCTTCCATTTTATATTACTTCTATCAGTAACATTTACCAATTCTACATAATATTTTCTGTCGTTAGCATTTAATAAATCAGGAAAGTTATTATAATCATCTTCTATGGAAACTATAAATGAAACATTTAATTGAGATGTTATAACACCTGCTGATGGTTCTTCTTCATTAGAGTTAGGAGAAAGAGATATTTTAGTGGCTTCATATGTTTTAATATCGCCAGTATAACTATCTTCGTATATTTTAACGATTAAATCTGTTTCATTACGAAGCTTCTGAGTTAGTGTATATCTTAATCCGTATGCCATTATGCTAAACTAATGTTTTGTCCTTTAAGATTTGATGCCTTTTGTGCTCTGTTTACAGACAAAAGTAAGTCTTGTCCTCTTAATAAGAATGTTCCACCGCTTCCCCCTCCTATTAAATTTTTAAGTTTGTCTAAAGGAGCAACAACTTCAGGGTTGTTTTTAGCACCAGGATATTCACCCATTAATCCGTATGTAGGTCCGCTAATAATACCACCATCTGCAAATCTTTTTGCAGGATTGGATGATTTACCCATTGATGGACTACTTCCTGACGCACCTGTATTGCCTAGTGAATTTTTAAGAGCATAACCTGCTGCTATTGCTGCAATACCTATAACAATACCTGCTTTCCATTCACCTTTTTCAAGAGCAGCCTTTGCAGCTTTTACTAACGAAGAATACATCACAAGAGCCTTACCAATTTCTATAAGAGCATCTGCCAATATTCCTGCCAATGAATCAAAGCTTAAACTTCCTTTTGATATTAAATTTCCTAAAGTTTCTCCAACTGATTCAAACCCCTTTACTAATGTATTTTTTAATATTTCATTAATAGTAGTCGATACAGTTCCTAATCCTTCTAATTCAGACTTATATTTTTTAATTGATTCAATAATGACATTGGTTGCTTTTTCGTTTCCATTAGCAAATACCAATGCAAATTGAAGCATTTTTATTTTTTGATTTATGTCATCTTGTTGCAAAGAAGTATTATCCTTATGTCTTTTCATCTCAATTTTTAATTGAGCATCTAGTATTTTGGTATAATTCTTAGCATATTCTACTTGAGCATCATAAATGTCTTTGTTATATTGATCTGTTAATTGTTTTTGTCTTTGAGCACTTTGCTGTCTTATTCTTAATTTTTGATTTTCAACACCTTGTAAAAGAGTAAGTTCTTTAAATCTGTATGTTTGATTTATATTATCTAAAACTTCTTTACTAGCTCCATTTATTTCAGCTTCTTTTAAGGCAACTCTTTTTTCTTCTTCAATCATTAATTTGCCATAATAACCAGCCAAAAACAAATTGTCTTTATAATAATCGTATTGTGCAGTAAGTTTTTCTAATAAAGATTTGTCTACTTTTTCTTTACCTACTTTATCGCTTTTATCACCAAATGGATTTAACAAAGAAGATTTTACAGCCCCTTCATTAAGGTCTTGAAGCCTTCTTATAAATCCTTCAGTTTGTATTATCTTATTTTGTAACTTTTGTGCATCAGAATCTGTTATACCTAAAAAGTCTAATGGATGTATTTCTCTTTTTGATTTAGCTGATTCAATCTCTAAAGCATTTCTATCCTCTATAACCTGCATTTGAAGTTCTGCTATTTTTTTACCAGTAACTTCGGCTAATTGCTGAGCTCTTAATGCTTCTGTATAAAGATTTACAGAAATAATAGCTTGACCTATATTTTTTATTCTATCGGCTTCCTCTTTATTTACTTTAGATAAATCTTCTTTTATTTCTTTTAAAGCTTTAGACCTAAGACTTTCCGCATTTGTGTAATTTGTAGCAATAGATATAAGACTTTGAAGTTTAGATATTTCTTGATTAGAATAATCTAAAGTTCCTTTTATTTCATCGTTAGTTTTTTTAATACTTTCTCTCCATGCGTCTGTTGCATTTTTCGCACCAAAAGCACCCATATCCCAAGCTGTGAAAAAAGCAATAACAGCACTACCTACAAAATAAAGTGGTCCAGCAATACCTGCAATACTTCCCATAAGAGCAGGTAAGTTATTTTGAATACCTCTAAAACCAAATGGTAAATCTTGAATAACTAATGCCAAGTTTGTCCATTGTTGGTTGTTCTTTTTTAAAGCATCTGTAGAACTATTAAAAACTCCACTTGTGTTATTAAGACCAGCACCAATAGACTTTATTTTGCCTGAAGTTATTTCTGCTTGTTTACCAATATCCTGAAGGGATTTTTGTACGGCATCTGATACTGCTTTGAAATCATCGGCATTCGCCTGAATCCGAATTTTAACTATTTCTTCACTTGCCATTATTTATAGGTTTAACATTTTCGTATAATTTGACAATATTTTGTAACTCTTCATCTGTCATTACTTCTTGTTTCACAAAGTTACGAGTATCACAATCTAATTCAATAAGGTCTTTAGGACTAACGCTACTTCCTTTTGGTAATTGAATATTTATTAGCAAAGTAGCCAACCATCTTGTTCTTACCCATTCTTGCTCTTCCTTATGCCTATACCCATACCACACAAAATCTAACTCAGCCATCGTCATATCCCAAAACAAATGGGGAAGTATTTGACACTCCCCCATCGTATATTTTTCTATATCAATCCACTCTAATTTTTTTTTACTTCGTCTTTTTTAGATTTCTTTGTTGGTTTCTCGTCTAATCCACTATTCATGCTTTCTCCTAGTGCCGTTAATATTGCCTGGAATTTAGGACTTGTCATTCCTCCTAAATCATCAATCCAATCACACACTTCCATTTCAGTAAAAGTCGGAGTAATTCCTTCTTTGTACAATGGATATTCAGCAGCAGCTCTTAATAAATTAACGATAGCATCTAGCGATCCTTCTCCACTCAAAGCAATCCCAATATCAGATGGTCCAATTTTTTGTAATTGACAGAATCTTTTAAGACTCCATGTGCAAAAACGTAATGGTATCACCTTTCCATCGGAAAGATTTAATTCAAAGTGTCCTCTCATTTTGGTTTATTTTGGTTGGTTATTATTAGTTAGTAGCCTGAGTCAATACTCCAGTTCCTGTGAAAGAAGCAGAATAAGTAACAGGAGCTTCCATATCGGCAGTCATATCTAAACTTTCTACAAAAGCAGAACCTGACCAATATAAATCACCTGTAATCACAGCACCACCGCTATAAGTTGTAAACTTAACAGTAACTGTAGTTCTTGCAGTTAAAGCAGTAAAGATATCGCCAACTACATATTTTGCATCAGTTGGAACGACAGTTGCTAAACCATCAGTTTTAATAGACCAAGACATTTGTCCGCCTATGTGTTGTGCCCATCCTTGACTTTCCTTGTCTGAAGCATCAGGTAAGTTAGCTTTTACGCTTAAAGAACAGTTCTTTGCGTGTGCTACTACCTCAGTTCCTACCATAACTACGAGGTTAGTACCATTAAATACACCAGTTGTTGCCATTTTATTTTATTTTACTTTTTTTTATAATTGATTTACAAAATGTTCCATTATGATAACCCTTCTAAAAACATAAGACTCGTCAACATAATCAAAAATTGCATCATTTTTGGTCATTTTACGAGTAACAATATTAAAGTCAGGTGCTGTATTAGGGTAACTTTCCATTCCTACACCAATAATAGTTAATAAACTATTAGCATAAGTATCTACTGTTTTTTGCCCTACTTCACCTGCTTTAGATGTTGTATAAATTATGTCAAATTGGATGGTAACATTAAAGTTAAAACTTGTTTTGTCGCTATCCTCTTCAGAAGTTTGACTGCTGATTATTAAAAAAGGTGGGTTTACATCATCAGGTGCTATGGTATCATATACCCCTAATGCGTAAGAAGCTCCTGTTATCTTATCAAAATAAGCCTTTCTTATAGCGTATCCGCAGTCCTTCATTTTTTACAAATTTAACGAAATATATTTATATACCTATCTTTCGTATTCTATAAAGCATTTTGCCATATTCCTCATTAAAAGCCAAAAACATAAATGGTCTATGAGGAACACCTATTACTCTTTTTCTTCTCTTAAAAGTAGCTGCATATGATTCAAGGTCATTCATGTTTACATTTGGGTAAACAGGTATTTGAAATTTAGTTCCTGTTCCAAATTCAACATAAGCAGCATATTTAACACCAATATTTCCTGCACTAATTGTGGCTCCTTGTCTTAAATCAAAATTTCTATGCGTTATAGAGGATCGTAATTTTCCTGTTTTTACAGGTACATATCCCTTTGCTTTTGACTGTATTTCAAGAACGGTATTGTCTATAATAGACTTGGTTTCTGACATTATTTTATCAGGAGCTTTTTGTAGTTTGCTAATCAAACTATCTAAACCTGTTATTTTAACATCAAAATTTGCCATTATTTTAAAGCAGAACAAGAAATTAAATAATATTGATGCTCGTCATTTTCATCTATAATAGAATTAATCATATAATTTCTTGATTTATAAGTAATTATAAGAGCATTGGTAAATGTTTTTTGTCCTGTAAATCTAATTCTAAACAAAATGCCATCATTCAAATTATCTTTACCTGCTATATTAGTCCTACTATTTTTATCTACAACTACTTGTGCCCATGAAGTGTAATAATCAGACAAAGTATTCACGAATCCCCCTGCACCATCTGATACACCAGTCTTGCTTTTGAATGTAATTCTTTGTCTAAATTGACTAATCATTATATGAAGTAGTTTATTCTTTTATATGGTTGTACAAGCTCATATGCGGTCATTTGTAGCTCGTTTAACTTGTCGTTTGGACTCTCAGATGCTCTGTAGTCATATAGGTCAGCCACAAGCTTTAAAATGGCATTGTAGATGCTATCAGGAAGTGTGGTAAAACCACAAGTATAGGTAAATCTATATTCTCTTTGAGGATAGCTTACCATATACACCTTTTTATAAACATCTCCTAAAATATAATAATCGCCATCTAATGTCAGTTCTACCCAACTACTATTGTCGTAATATTCAACTTTTGTAATAGTATTTATAGGTGCGTAGGGTGGTTCAATAAAGAAATCTACATAGGCGACTACTTTTAAAGTTCTAGGAGAAAATGCACTTCCAGCATATTGTTCTAGTCTTTTTATTGCAGAATCTATTAGGCTTTGAATCAAAGCATCATCTTCACTAAAGTCAACCCTTAGGTAATTCTTAGCATCTGCTAATGTGACAAGGGTTGCGGTTGGTTCAACTATTGTCGAAATATCTCTAACTATTTGCATTATGCTTAATTTTTACAAAAATACTTAAAATTTAATGTAAACAAAAAGGGGTAGTTTTTAGCTACCCCTTATATTATAATCTAATTAAAGATTAAGCAACATTGCCAAAATCTCCGTACACGAATGCACCAGAGTAGTAGATAGGGAATGCAATACGAGCTTCAACACGAACTGTGATTAAGTTCTTTGTGAAGTTATCTCCATCAAATTCAGAGAATTGAACAGAAATACCTTGATTTTGCATAATTTGAGCACCCATAGCCCAGTCACCTACTAAGAACTTATCAACCGCAATAGCTGTTGATTTGTACAAAGGAACACCAGCAATAGACACGCTACCATCAGTTGTAACAACTGTAGAAGCTGGTAAGCTATAAGCAGCATTTGTATTCTTTGTGTTCATAATAGCAGCCCAGTCAGTAGGGTTAACTAAAATACCTGTAGCAGAATAGTTTGTATTCTCTAATTGAGCAATAGCTTGAACTAATTGTTCAACATCTACAGTAGCAGCACCAGTTGCAGCAGCAGCTACACCTGTAATACCTTGTAAATTAGGAGAAGTACCATCACCACTTAATAATTGAGCATCTTCAGCAACTAAATATTTTTCTAACAAACGAGATTGTAAGAAAGAAGTCATTGCAGGTATGTCATCTAACATTTGGCGAGAGATACGAACATAACCAGCGATGTATTGAGCAGGAGCATTAGCCATTGTGATATCAAAATCAACTTGAGCTTTAGAGCTACCTTGAGTTTGAGCTGCTGGAGCACCTTCTCCACCACTTTCATAAGGGAAAGTAAATAAACCTTGATTGATTGTACCGATTGGTAACAAGCTTCTTAAATGCACCTTACGAGAAGGTAAGCCATAAACTTGATTTGCATATTGACGAGGGATATCACCTGTTAAGTTTGTAGATTCTAACATAGTACCTACAGTCTTAGTGTCCATGATAAATCCAGCTCTTTTTTGCTCTCCACGAGCTAATTTCGCTAAACTATCTACGTTACTTTCGATAGATTCAGCAAGAGTTGCGTTGAACCCTTTTACTTGATTTTGATTCATTGTCTTACGATTGCTTTTTGCTTCTAATTTCTCGATTTCATCCTTAACAACTGAGATTTGAGATTTTAACTCAGCGTTTTCATTTTTTAGTGCTTCGATTGATCCGTTTACACCTTCAAACTTTTCAGTTACTTCGGTTTTAACGCTTTCGAAACCACTTTTGATTTCTTCTAACATCTTAATTAAAGATTTTAAATGATTGTAAATATTTGACAATTTCCATCTCAGCCTTAACATTCGGATTATCGACTTCTTCCAATGCTTTTTCAAACGGTTGTGAATGTTCGTTAATTGAATTTCCGTTTTCGATTTCAGATAGATATTGCTGTAATTGCTTGAGCCTTAACTCTAACAATTCAAATGTTGCGTCTGTAAAGTTTCCGCTTCTTAATGATTTAATCGTTTTATTGATTTCCTCGTTAATATCAGCCTTGCTTTCAGATTTAACACTTACTGTTGGAGTATTAGCATTGGCTCCCCATAATACGGATGAGCCTTCATACAATTTGATTTCTGTGATTTCATTGAACTGACCTTTGGCTTGAGCTTTAACAGTTTGAAAGCCAATAGAATGTTCTGTAATGTGACCTGCTTTGTATAATTCATACAAGTCGTTTCCTAATGTAGTATTAGGTAATTTAACTTGAGCCTTTAAGCCAAAAGCATCTTCCTGCATAGAGAATGGTTTAGCAATAGGCTTATCAGTAGAATGGTTCATTAAATGCCATACTCTGTTTTTACCTTGTGGACCATTTTCTTTTAGGGTTTTAGTAAAAGCACCTGGAGTAATAATATCACCATCGCTATCTACGTTACCAAAAGCAGAATAATAAACAGTAATGGTTCTACTGCTATCCTCCATATCTATTGGAGCTGCGTCTAAAGACTTTTTGTTATAAAAATTGCTCATATTTATTTTTTTAAGCGATATACACCGTACAGCATCGGCAGTTGCAGTTATTCCTTGCTCCACCACTTGCATCATGTGCATATTGCATTTCTATTACACCATAATCAGGGGTGTTTACTAAAAAAGGTTGGTTGACCTCTAATCTTACACCGCCTGTGTCTGGGTTGGTTTGATTATCCAAAGCTCGATGCCAATATCTTGGTACTCCACTCTTTGTAGGATATTCAGCAGCAACCCATTGTTTCAGCAAAGGTATGTTAACTTTTTGTGCTGCCCCAATCGCACCTGTGCTTAAAGCTTGATGTGATTCCGTTCTAGCAATTAACAAACTCCTTGCGTTGTTTATTGTTCCGTCTTTCAAAAGTCCGATAGCCATTTTATTAACTTCATCATTTGAAAGATTGTGTTCCCTTCCGTATTGGATTGCGTTATTTAGTATCCTTGCAATCTCGCTATCAGTTGTGTTTTGTATGCCGTACATTTTTGTTCCGCTATAAGCAGTCCAATATGAAAGCATAAAAGCTAACCAATCTTTAAAAATGCCGTCAAGATTAAAGTCTATCGAGTCATCTTTTTTGTATCTGTCAAAAATCTTCTCATACCTCATAGCGGTATATCCACCCACTCCTTCGTACAAAGTTCGTAAAATATTTGAAACCTTGCCTGTGCTAAAGAATGTCTTTCGTTGATTTACTACTTGTTGTGCCCCTAATTCATGTACCAACTGTGCAGCTTTATTAAAATCATGCTGAAGCGCCTCCTGTATTTTTGGTCGGTACTCAGTAATTGATTTCCTTGCAATTTTTTGTTGCAAGTTGAACTGTTGTGATGGGTATATGATTTTTGACATTAACCATTACTTTTAGCATCTATTTTCTCAAGCATTTTACCTGCTGCTGTAAACACCGCATCTAATCCTTGTTGAGCTGAACGTTGTCTAATAGCAATCAAACCTGCTCTGTCTACATTCTTAAAATCAGAAGTAAACACATAATGGAAGTGGTCTTTAGTCTTAGGATCAGCTTGGCTGTTAATTCCTAAATGCCATTTACCATAAGCTTCAATTCCATTAGCATCGATGTAATCATTCTCCTCTTGTGAAGTTGGATGATTCCATGTGCTTAATTTGATAACATCTCCACTAGCGATTAATGAATTTGCATGAGCAATACCGCTTGAATTTGTCTTGTCTGTCTTTTTTTGTTCTAATTCGCTTAGGGCTTTTGCCAAAGCTTCAAATGATTTAAATTCCATTAATCTAAAGTTAAAAGGTAAATTGTTTCTGCCACTAATTGTGCTACTTCGTCTATTTGGTTTTGTATCCAAGTTTCTTGATAAACCCCTGCTCTTTGAGTTTGTATGTAGTTGTATAAATCTTGGAAGTAAAGTATAACTGTGTCGCAATCTACATAATCTTTTAAGGTTTGTACAGAGTATCCTGTTGGTCTACCATACACACCGCTTGTGCTTTCTACTAAACCATCTACCAACTCTTGTACTTCGTCATAAAAGTTATTTAAGGCTTTATGACAAGCTAAATCATCAGTTTGATGATGCCATACGATGGCTTGTTGCTTAGAACTGTGTAATTGTGAGATAAACTCTACGAATGTTGCCATGATTATTATTTTACTGGTGGAATATTGTAATCTCCTTGTTGTTGTGCGTTAGTTGGATCTTGAAGCATGGTAATTTCTGCAATCGGTAAATAACCAGCAGGAATATAAATCTCATCCATGGTCGGATCGTGAACTGTGTCGTAACGCATAGCAGCTCTTTTCTCGTTAGGTGTAATCCACCATGATTGAGATAAGATACCGCTTAATTCTTTCATGTCCTCTTGCAATTCAGGGAATACTGTAATATCAAAATCGATATAGTAATCTTTACCCATTTCGTTTGCAAAGAATCTATTGAAAGCATCACGAAGCAATACTAATTCAGGAAGTACCACTTGGGTTAACATTTCCTTCTTAGCTTCCTTCATGTTGTTGTAAGTCTTATTATCAGGATCGTTAAATAACGCTGAGTTTACTCCGAATACGTTACAAAGTTCTCTAAGTGTAATTTTCTCTGATTCTAAGATTTGTAAATCAACAGGGCTCATTCCCATATTCACCCATCCTAATTTAGCACCTGCGATTAAGATGTTACCTGCGTTCTTAGCGATTCTGCCTTTAGTTCCGTATTGATTGTAAAAATCTTCTTTTAATTTACCAGCTTGTTCAGGTCCGAAATCATTTGATTCGTCTGCATACAAGATACCTTTCGGTCCTTGGTTCTGCAACATACCTACAGAGGTATCCTTAGCATCGTTACTACGTTGGATAGTTCTATAAGCAGCTTGTAAAGGCGATAAGCCATATAATTGTTGTGCATTCGTATTAAATAGGGGGTTGAAGTATTTTAGATGAATAACATCCTCTTTTGCTAACTTATCCCACCCAACTAGAGTAAACTGATAGCCTTCAACCCCATTGATTGTACCATCGCTGATAATTGCGATCCATTGAGGTGGGAGTGTAACTAATTCGCTAACCTTTCCGTTTGATAATCTATTCGCCCATATGTAAGAGTTTCCTGTGATAAGTTTATAGCCAATCACATTTTCTAACAACTCGGAAAATGATTGATATTCGTTAGGTGATTCTAAAAGTCTGTTTAGGGGAGAATCTGCAATCTCATCTACTGCTTTCACTCTGATTAATTCCGCTTTAGCCACATCAGCAAGACTTTCTACATTAGACATCGTTGCTTTGTATCTATTCAGTTCTTTTTTGCTTTTAATCTTGTAAACATAGAACGGAACAGTAGAAACTGTTTTAGAGATACGCTTTACTACAGAATAAACTTCAGAGTTAAGTGTATAGTCTTGTACGAATTTCTGATAATCTAAATTAGGGTAGATTGGTCTACCACCGATAATCCCACCAAAATTTGGAAGTGGATTGCTTGTAGCGTTCTGCGATGATGCCTTTTGACTAAAAGGGTTAATCGAAGATAATATGTCCGTTAACTTCACTATATGATATTTTTACAAAAGTAACAAATTTTTAAGCTAAACAATCCAACCTCTCTTTGGTTTCGCATATTTTGTGTATATGGCATACCTCATGGCATCCATTAAGTGGTCACGAAACTTCACAGGTTCATCCATGGTATTGCCATCATGATCCGTTTTCCATTTGTAGTTTTTAATCTCATCTAACAAATCCAAAGATTCTGATTTGATAAATATTGGAAACGATTTGACCTTGTTGATTCCTGCAAAAACATCTTTAATGGCAGGTTTTAGATTAAACCCAGCTTTGTTGATTTCGGCTATGGTTTTAGGTTCCGCAGCATCTGCGAATATTTCATCTCTACGAGATAACCCCATAGACTTTAATCTGTCTATAAGTAGGGATGTAGACATTTTGGTATCGTATATCAACTGCTCCACATAAATGTCACCATCGAAGTTTTTGCATCTAACAAGGGCTGTTTGGTTGTTATAACCAAAGTCAAGTCCGTAAAACACATCTCCTCCTTCAGGAAAACTCCTTCTTCTTCTCCAATGGCTGTAAATGGTTGCTTCACTAATAGCCCTTTCCCCAAGTCCATAGACTCTCCAATATTCATGGTCGGCATCTTTTAGCCTTTCAATTTCCGCTACGATATTTTTATCTAGGAAGGGATTGTCTTTGTAGGTTGTGATGGTAAAGTCGGTATCTTCTCTAGGAATCACCTTATCGTAAATCCAAGAGTAATAATCGGAAGGGTTGTAGTCAATTACGATTTTATCCGTAGTTCTTAGGGCTAACTGCATCCAAGACTCGTAGTTGACCTCGTTTGCCTCGTTGATGAACAAATAGTTTCTTTTACGACCTCTAATCTTCTGCGGTTGGTCGGTAGACACAAATTCCACCGTATTTCCGTTCAGAAAGTATAAATTCTCCGATTTGTTGTGCTTGTCCTCCGAATAGAGCTTATACTTGGATAAAATCTCAATAAAATCCCTCATGACCGATCCTTTGATGGATGGAAGGGATGAACGACAGATAGTTAGGGTTTTGCCTTTCTCTTGGAGTAGTTTTACTATAAACCAGGTTAAAACATTGTAAGTTTTACCGCTACGAGTTCCTCCTTGCATCACAGAAATCCTCTTATTAGAATTCT